ATGAAACAAGTCAAACCTCTGACCGTAAAACAGGTGGCAGCCATTACTAAGCAAGGTCTTACCTGCTTGGGTGGCGTTAATGGTCTTTACCTGATGGTAAAAGGCGAAGGCAAGTACTTCGTCTTTCGGTACGTCTCGCCTCTGACAGGAAAAAGATCTTTCATATCATTGGGGACGACTTCTTCAATCACGCTGGCTCAGGCTCGTGAGAAAGCAGCAAAGTATGCTGCCGATGTACGAGACGGTCATGACATCGCGCAAAAACGTCGGGAGCAACGAGAGAAGCGCAAACTCGCTGTTTTAGTGTCTCCGCAGGTCAAAGCGGGGACTTTCGAGGCTGTCGCAAAGCAATGGCTGGATGCCAGAGTCAAAACCGGCTACTACGATAAGAATGTGCGAGGGGTGTCTGTCGTTGAAGCATATTTGTCTCGTAACATCAATCCGGTACTCGGAAAGATGCCGGTTGATGCAATTAGGGCACAGGATGTCTTTCGGTGCCTGAAACCCATTTGGACAACTACGACGGAGGCCAAGAACAAGTGCCTCACCATCATCAACGGAGTGTTTCGATGGGCGCAGGCAATGGGAATGTTGGAGGGTGAAAATCCTGCCGATAAGCGAGGTGCCTTGGGAGTTTTGCTCGAGAACCTATCGCCCCATGTCAAGCAGCCTCGAAATATGGGTGCACTGGATCCGGAGGAGATGCCGGAGTTCTTTTGCGAATTGATGAACTGGGGCACGATCGCCAGTAAGGCTTTTGCCTTCGCGATTTTGACTGCTTCGCGTTCAAAGGCGGTGCGCACTGCCAGATGGTCTGACATTGATCTGGAGGCCGGCACGTGGACTTGCCCGGAATCGGCCATGAAGGTTAAAGGTCGAGGGATTTTTGTAGTTTTGCTGAGCACGGCAGCAATTCGGTTGCTCAAGTCACTGCCGAGAATGGCCAACACCGATCTGGTCTTCCCATCCCCTTACCAGCATAAGGTGATGTCAGATACCGGGTTAGGTCAAATTGTTGGCGATATGAACGAGCAGGCCAAGAAACAAGGCTTGCCAATGTGGCTCGACAAGGCTCAGACTGAAACATTGGGGAAGGATATTCGCATCACGGTTCACGGTACATCGCGCGCGACGTTTAAGACGTGGACGAAGCTGGATGCAAATTTGAAGCGCTTCGATAGAGACGCTGTTGAGCTATGCCTGGCGCACAAACTCGATGACGGCTATGGTGGAGCCTATGATCGCGCCGCCATGCTGGAAGAGCGGCGGCGGATCATGGATGCGTGGGGGGAATTTTGCTGCTCGAAGCTCAACCAGCCTGCAAAGCTTCGACGCAAGGGATGATTTCCGTTTTCTTCCAAACAGTGATGCGCTGAGAGATTTTCATGGGCTTGGGAAGCTTGCCTTCCCTTGCCCATCTCCATACGGTTGGAATCGAAATCCCAAGTAACTTCGCCACATCCCAGGCGCGAAGGAATTGTTCTTCTGGTGAAAAAGTCTTTTTATCTGCGGACGTTGTCATCGTAAGCCTCATTGTCTAATTCGATTAGCGCGTCATTGATAGCTGCTTGCAGCGCGAGTGCTTCCTGATCAGTCAGATCTGAGAGACACACGCTTGTGCCGGCGGTGTGGTAGCTGATCCGGATGCGACCGTTAGGTAAGGGTTTGATCTTGACGACGCTCATGTGCCGGTCAAGCGGCACGATCTTGGTTTTGGATTCGGACGGTGTTTGCATAGCTCGGCTCCGTATCGAGGAAAAACATGAGGGTCGGTTCTGTCATCCGGACGAAGGTTTCGCGTTCCGGTATCACCCAAAAGTTCTGCCCGTCTTCTCGAACCATGTAGCCGGGTTCGCAACGGTCGTGGACGTAGGCGACGCCTCTGATGCCGCAGCGGCTTAACTCGTTGTCAGTCTCGTCCGGAGCGACCAACGCAATGCCTCCGACGGCTACATCTTGAAGAGCCTTAGTGAGGCTCAAGTTGTCGGCTTGGCGCCTGGCGGCTTCGTGTTCGGATCGGTAGAGCTCCCGCATCATGGTGAAGTACACGCTGATGGCATGCTCAAGCGGTGCGAGCAGGGCAGCTACGTGCGCTTGGCACCGAGGCTTGCCTTCTTTCTCGTTGTCTGTGACGTTTTTCAGAGCATGGATGGCGGCTGTGCCCATCGTGGCCAATAACTGGTAGTCGGTATCCTCGTTAAAGTGTTCTGCGAAAGCGAAGAGCTGACGCATGGCGTAGAGCAGGTCGCCGTAACGACATTTTTCGTCTGTGCCCATGCGGATGAGGCCGAGATCGATCTTGACGGCGTCCTCGAAGATTTTGAAGTCCCGTTCTGTCAGTTGCCCCCAGGCGTCGTACGCCCAAGCGGGAATCTTCGGCCTTCCTGGCTGGTACTTTTTTGTGCGCTTCTTTTTAGGTTTCATGGCAATAAAAAAGCCGCCCGGAGGCGGCTTGACGTAGAGCTTTAGCTCACTACTTATCCAAACAGGGGATTTGAGCCAAACATCCAGACTCTTTAGCTATCTTTTTTTCGTCTGATTTGACTCGGCGTTCGAGCTTTTGGATATCTTCTTCTGCTGGTAAATCTTCAGGGCGAATCCCTCGTTGCCCAAGCATATTACGAACGCTTTTGTTGTTTTGAACGTGTTCCGAAGTAATTGCAATTTCTCCCATCAGATCTTGCTGTGTGACGTTATAGTTCGTCATTTCTGTTGCAAGATTCTTCGCTGCTATTGTTAGGGTAGGCAAGAAATCGGCTAATGGACGAGACTTTACTATTCCCAACTTAGTTTTCATCGCTTGAGTTGAGTGTCCTCCAAAGAGCGCCCAATCTCCTTTTGATCGGATTCTGCCAAACCCCTTGTCGTCAACGCCTCGTTCATATATGTTACGGGACAAGGTCTTTTCAGATTCACGCAACCGTTCACGCGCCTCTAAACGAGCGTGAAGCTTCATGTGATTGTCAATAAGCTCTTGTCTGCGTGTTTGAACCGCGAAGTAGCTTTGTGCAAAGGCAATTTCCTGCTTTCGCGGGTCGCCATTCTGGGCGATTAGGTAACATGCGTACCTGGTCAACATGAAATCCGAAATTTCTCTTTTTGAGCCGCTGCCCAGAGGCACCATTTTCGTGACGCCACGAAAATGGTCTTCGGAATGGAAACCTGTTGATTCGCAAGACGTTATTGCTTTTTGGATGACACTAAGAAAGTTTTCCCATCGGGAATATCCGAGGAGCGGTTGAAGATCTCGCGCGAACCAAAACTCTACGTCTTCATGCTCCGGCACATGTTGAATAATTTGATCGAAAGCTTCTTTTAGTGTTGGCAAATTTTCTGTCATAATGGTCGTGTTCCTACTAAAAGTCCCAGCACGAGAGATCGGCTGGGGCTTTTTTCATTCTACGGGTCTTTTTGGTAAAGGCAACTTTATTTCGTGGTGTTACAGGTGTTGTTGACACTACATATTGTGGTGCCCTCATTCTTTTGTAGATATTACAAGGCAGCGAAAAGATTGAATTTCGATTTAAAAAATCCTTTCTTGCACACATCGCGGACGGCGGCCGAAGAGGTTAGTCGGGTATGTACGGCTCTGGGAGTTCTGCCCAAGCCGTGATGTTTTTTCGCTCTTTCAAGCCGTAATACCAGCTGTGGAGAAAATACTCATAGCGAAGCATTTCGATCTTGTGTATCCCATAAGGATCGACGCTTGTGATGAGGAAAAAACCACCATGCGGAGGTTGTTTTTCAGGCCAGGCATTCCATTGAACCTTTACGGTCTTTTTGAAGCTTCGACGCTTCATATCTCACTCCCACGAGCGGTATCGCGTTACCGATTTCGAAATTGCTTCGGGGCAAACGGTTCCGTCCTCGTAGCACCAGCATCCACCTTCTGCGAAGGTGTGGTAATACCCGCAGAACTTTCTGCCGCCTTCTGTCTCAACTCTCATCAGAACACCTTCCGGAGGCTTCACTTCTGGATATATGTTCCAGTCATCAGGGTTGTATTCCCAAAAAAGCTCAATGTCCTGGTCCGTCAGCATGATGCTCATCGCAGGCCCGCCATTACGCGCCTGAAATACGATACAGCTTGGCTTTTTGATGCTCCTAAGGGCTTCTGTAAAACCACCACCTGAAATCTCGTCGAGCTTCTTCTGAAGCTCTTGATCTTTGAGTTTGTACTTCGTCATGCGTAACCTCACGCGATAAAGTCGATCCAAAACTTGAAGCTGGCTCCGACGATGCCAGTCGCGACGATCATCAAGAAGGCAACGAAACCGAGCGCGGCCAGAATTTCGATTAGGTCTTTCATGTGAAAAAAGGCCGCATTTCTGCGGCCGCTCCTTAGTTGGTTCATTGTGCGTAAGCTTTGACCCAAGCCTCGTTGGGTGCACCCGGACGTGTCCTGGCAAGATTTGGTTGTGGAGCTTTTTCCTTGATAACAGCTCTCGCAAGTGCGTCGAAACGCGTTTTGACTTCGGCTAGGAACGTCTCACATTGCTCCAGAGCGGTATTAAGTTCGTCTTGCGTTGGCTCATACCGCGCGATGAAAAGCTTGGCTGGCGACCATGCTCCGGAAAGGCGCGGGTCGTAGCTCACGAAGTCAACCCATTTGCGACCGGTACAGAGCAGTTGCACGAGCATCTGCGGTTTGTACTCTTCAGGCACAATTCCCGCGGCCACGCGCTGCAGGTGAACATTTGTGCTGTACGGGCACTTAATTTCGAGTAGTCCGTCTTCTCCCACAAGGCCGTCGGGGGACGCACCGAAGAACTCGATTGTCGGGTGCGGGATAAATCCCACGAGGTCAACGAGTTCGCCGGTAGCATCTTCGTAGGCATCGCGAGCTTCGTCCTCATGGTCTTTGCCCCACTGAATCGACGGCGGATTGCCGATGCCTTCCGGCTGGTTTGTGACACGCTCGCAGATGAGTGTGTCAATCAGAGCCTCGTAGGCAGCAGTGGGCTTTCCGTCCTTTCTGCGCTGAAGCACGGCAGCAGCGCGTGAAGCCGTCAAGCAACCACAGCGGTCTGCGAACCATTGCGCTGTCTGCTGAAGCGGGCTACTCATGGCAAACCTCCCTGCATGGCTTCGATGATCTTCTTGGCAAGATCGACTTCGCCGGATGTGCGCAGAGTCTCGCGCTCTTCTTTGGTGCAACTCTTCCAGAACTCAACCCACGCTTCTTTGCTGGTATTGGCAGCAGCTCGGTTTCTCTCAACAAGATCATTGGAGACGAACGGGCGCGCTTGTTCAGGCGGAGGGGACGCATTGTTGTCGCTGTCTTCGATGCCTTCAACGGGTATGCAGAAGAGCTGAAACATGAGGCTCTTGTAGGCGTAGCTCATTGCCTTGCCTGCAGCCTTGTCTCCGGTGTCGGCTCCTTCGCCAAGTGTCTCGACGCAGAAATGGCTGCCGTCTTCGGTACTCGTGATTTGGTACGTCACTTTGATGCGAACGAGTCGCATCTTGCCGGCAGTGCTGTCCGGCTCCTTTTCGATGCGAACTGGAGAGATCACTATGTTGTGCTTGGGAAGCAAGGGGGAGAGGGCAGCGTAAACAGCTTCAATGCCACGATACTGGTAAGAAATGCCACCATTTGCAGATTTTGTTTTTTTGATGCCCTCTTTCCTGAGTTCATCTGTGAGGTCTGAGATGGCCTTGTAAACCTTCATCTCTGTCATGGTTTTGAGTCCTGTGTGAGCGAAAAAATCCCCCATAAAAAAAGCCCGCACGGAGGCGGGCTTTGCTGAGAGAAAGGGAAGGGGTTAGAGGAGAGACTGAATGGCCTTCGGAATGATTGCTTTGAGCGTTTCCGCTGTGAGCCCCAGTCCGGTCTGGATGGCGCAGGTCTTTATGGCATTCCAGAGCTTCGGCTGCCTGAGCGCGTTGAGCAGCTCGTGCCCGTGAGCGGTTAGCCGAGGTGCGGTAAGCAGTGCTACCTTGGCACTTCCGAGAGCTGGGATGAAAGACACGCCGTCAATCGCGCCGATCTCGAGAAGAATCTTGAGATGCCCGTCGATCACGAAGCGAAGGGCTGCCTTTCGGTCGCCGGCTAGGTTGTCCGGAACGAACTGATCTTCGAGCCATCGGGCATCGTCGAGAGCCTCTTTCTCGAAAGAGGGCAGACGCTCTTCCTCAATGGCAGTCATCAGCTCCTGCAACAGATTCCAGTTTTGTCTCATCTAACACCCTCAAGCATTTCTCTGATGATCAGAGATTACTTCTTTTCCTCTTCGGCAGGTTTATTTTCTTCTTCCGACTGATTCTTAGCTTTTTCCGCTGCTTCCTTTTCGGCGGCGGCCTTGGCTTTTTCCTCGGCCTGCTTCAGGACAGCCTTCACATAGACTGCCGAACGGTCGGCAAGGTCCTTGAACTGCAAGGCGGCCTGCTCGATGCGGACACCGTCCTCGGGGGCAGCCAGTCCGTTGGCGGCCTCAATGGTGAGTTCGACGATTTCCTTTGAGAGACGAGTCATGTCGCGTGCGGCGCGGCCGACGGATGCGGGATCGATAACTGCGTAGGTCATAGGTACTCCTAAAAAAAGAGCCTCCGATCGGGGAGGCATTTGTCAAAAGATCTTCCAGACCACCAAAGCGATGGACGAACCGAAGCCGATGATGCTGAGCGCGATCAATCGGCCGTGTTTTTTCAAGAACGCCCAGCGCGCCTGCCATTTGTGGATCAGCGCCTGGCGCTCTTTGTGCTTCTGCAGAGCTGGATCAAAGTAAGCCTCTTTCATGTCGGCTCCGGAAAAAGAAAAAGCCCCGCGGGTGCGAGGCTTGGTGTGTGTACGAAAAAGCCCGCGCTAGGCGGGCCTTGTGAATTCTTAGTGTTTGTGTTTAAGGAGCTTCAATGCGAGAGCGAAAGCAACCACAGCACCAACGGCGCAGATGGTTCCGAAAAGTGTCCAAGTGCTCATTTGTTATCGTGCTTCGGTGAGAAAGCAAGCACAAGTCCGAAGATGGCAACTGCGGCACACACACCTGCGAACATCAACCAAACGGTCATGTCAGTGCTTGTCATGGGTCTTCATGTTTGAAAGCCACACACCTGCGATGAATGCAACCGCAATCACGCATCCAAAAACAATCCATGTCGTCATTTGTTCACCTCAAAGGTTAGGATCACGGTACAAATAAAAGCAAGAGCACCGATAGCAACTCCGAGCATATTGCTCTGGAATACACCAACGGCAAGGCTGGCAATGCTGGCCTTTTCCGTGAAATCGGCAAGGCGCTTAACCAATGCCGTTCGCTGCTGTTCTGTCAGTTTCATTATATTGTCTCAAGTTGCATCATGACGTATCAGGACGCATCATGTTGTATCACGTGCGCATTCTACTAGTTGAAGAAAAGGGCCCACGTCAGCCCTCTAGCCGTGACGAAATGTCACGTCTTTGAAGGCTGAAATTGGCCTTTTTTATGGGGCGGCTTCACCCCCGCTAACGGTGTCTCGGTTGACTACGGACCCGTGCCGCGCTCGGCTCCACAGTTGCCACACTGCTTCATAGCGTCCGGTGGACTTCCACCACCTCGTCGTCTCTTTTAGTGAGTTGCGTCCTTTTGTCTGCCGTCCCGGGGTCTTTGCATCGAGCGAGAGAGAGCTCGATCGGAGCGGCAGACAGAAGGGCGCGCCTTCTGGTTGGGTTAGTCAGGTATTGATCCGATCACGCTCATGCACGCGAGGAACGTGCCGACAGCAACGATCAGACCGATGGGCGCATCGCCGTGCTCGTCAGCGGTGAACATCCAGTCAAGCAGCTTGCGCATCGATTTGCTCCTTCACTTCAGCGATGAACTCTTCGGCGTACTCGACCAAGGCCAGAGCCCCGGCACGACCCGAAGACAAGTCGATCTGGCCGCCTTTGTAGGCGAGGACGAGCCCCGAATCCATCACGGACCACTCGGCAACGAACTTGCACATGACCGTGTTGATCGAGCCATCAGTGTTGGCCTTGAGGTTCCGGATGCCGGTGCAGAAGTCCGCAAACGGGATGTCCATGAGCCATGCCTTGAAACCGTCGAGGTTCGTGACGCTGATGTCGATGGTTTTGGTCTGTCGGCAGTAGAGCTGGCAGAGGATGCCTTTGGCGATCATTCGGCCGCCGGAACCTCGGAGAAGGCTGGGATTTGTCATTTGTTCTTCTCCTTACCAAGGGTGACGGCGAACCGCCTCCTCTTCTTCCTCGTCGGTCTGAGCATCCCGGACGGCAACGCGCTCTTCGCTGCGCAACGTGTCGGCGTCATCTGTGGCTCCGAAGGCGTCTTCCAGGAAGTCAGCGAAGTAGTCCGCGAGGATGATCCGGGCGCGACCCTTGGCGCTTTCGAGGCTCTTGTAGATCAGCTCGTCAACGTCGTTGCGGAACTTGGCCTGGATCTCAGCAGCAGATCTCATGTCCCTGGCGGACTGTGCGAGGCCGAAGGTGTCGATGGTGGGCGTGAGCATTTGCTTATTCCTTTGTCCGGGCCTCCGTGGGATGATTAGAGCGTCGGAAACAAGTTCGAAAAAACCGACAGTCTCTAATCACCCTTTGGAGAAATCTGTTATGAAACTTTCGAATGAACAAGCGTTTCAAGTTGTTGTTGAGTTAATTCGGTCTGAAAAAGCAGGTCTTTTCCGACCAATTCCAGATGAGCAAGGGAAGCTAGGCGATTTCGATCGCGTAAAAGAGTTGGCAGACCAAACTGCCAAGGTTCACGCGATTTACATTCGTCGCCTTCTGGACGAACTCACAGCCCCCACTGCGTGCGATCCGACTTCTTTGGAGCCTTGACTCCCCGGCGACCGCTTTCCACGATGCTTTCGCAAAGAGCGCTGGCGAGAAGGTCAAGGAGGCTGTCTTCAACGGCATACTCAACCGAACCCTCATCTTCGCCCTCGCTAACAAGGAACTGTCCTAACGGTTCGCCGTCTTCTCCTACGTCTTTGCTCAGTTTTTGCAGAACGTAGGAAAGACGCTCATAGGTCTCGAAGGGAGTCAGCACGGACTTCGTGTTGCACGCCGCTTGCCAGATGTCTCTGGCGGCTTCTTTCGTGATGCGGGTCTGGCTCATTACTTGTTCTCCTCGTCACAGACGATCTCGATGCCTTGCACGGCGCCGTACAGCGCGACGGCTGCTTTGTGCATCGCATCGACTTCATCGCCCGCCTTGCCTTCTTCGAGTCTTTTGACAATTTCGGACGCGCTGGAGTCAGTCCACGTTTCAAGCGCGTTCTGAAGCTTTGAAGCCGTGTTTTGCATCTGGATGACCGCAAACTTGACGGCGTCTTCGCCTGTGAGGATGACTTTGTTGGGTTGGTAGTCGATCATGGTGTTTTCTTACCTACGTCTATATGCGCAAAACTAATTTATGCATGTAACTATACGTCAAACTATTTCTTGAGTCAATAGTTAAAACTATAGGGCAGGCAAAAAAATAGCCGCCCCGAAGGACGGCTTTCGTGAAGAAAAGAGTTACAGACTAGAGGCCAGCGTTACCAAAACGGTCAACCACTCTGCCCAGGACGTGCACAAAGGGAACACGCTCCTTGGGAATGTTTTCGTTCGGCCAGGAGCCATTAGTAACGGTCTGGATGTCGCCATTCAGGAGAACACGCAAGCGGCGAACATAAAGAGCACCCATGTAGACAAAGACGTAAACACGGTTGTTTTCGATCGTTGTTTGCGTGGTGTCAATGGTCACAGAATCACCTTTGTTGATAAAGGGACTCATGCCGTCGTCTGGGGCGATGAAGGCTTTGAGGTTGTCAATCAACAGGTTGTTTTCTTTGAGCCATTCGGGGTCGTAATATCTAGGAATCATCTGCATTTCTTCCAGTTTTGGCCGTAGCTGGGGATCAGCTTGCGCCGCTGGATAGAAAAATCGTACAGCTGCTTGTGCGCAGGTCATAGTCGCAGTCGTGCTGTTTTTTGGAGCCTCTCCGTCAAAGAGTGGCTCGCCGATTCCTGAAATCAGCCATTGGATGTTGATTGGGTACCGTTCGCACAAGCGAAGCGCCGAATCGGACTTGATAGTTTCCGTATCGCCGCTGACCCAACGATTGACTGACGGTTGTTTGATACCGCAGATGCGGGCTAGTTCAGCTTGGGTCAGAGAGAAGGTTTGCATGACCCAACGAATGCGTTCAGATAGCGTGCTCATATAGATCATCCTATAGAAATGAAAAATAGCCTTGGGTATTGTTTGTGCTATACTCAAAACTATATTTTCAGCTATAGGATGGCTTGCATGAGTAAAAATCTGCGATCAATTCGTATCGCTCGAGCGATCGTTGATGCGTTTGGATCCCAAACTGCCACAGCAAAAGCTGTCGGTCTAAAACAGCCTTCTGTTAATCGGTGGTTACAAAAAGGAATTTCTCGTCAGCGAGAAAACGATCTGCGTGTTTTGTTCCCCGACCTTGCGGTTTGGCAGAAATTTCCTCCGCAAAAAAAAGCTGTTGTCGATTAAGGAAGCACGATGTCTTTCGAGCTGGCACAACAGTGCATTGACCTTGATGTTCTAGAACACGATTTGAGCCCGAAGGAAAAGTTCGTGCTGGTCGTGTTGTGCCGTTTTGCGGACAATGCTGGATGTTGTTATCCGTCACTTCCAACCTTGCTTGGATTGACGGGCTTCGACGTGCGCACTGCTCGAAAGGCAATCGAAAACTTGGTTAAAAAGGGGTGGCTGGCTTACGTTCAAGAGCCGGGCAAGAAACGCCAGTACACGATCAACGCAACCAAAATCCAAAGAAATTGTGACCCCGTACAAATTTGCACCCCCGGCAAAAATGCACCGGGTACAAATCTGCACCCCGTACAAATTTGCACCCTAACCCCCGACAAAAATGCAGGGGGTACCCCGTACAAAAATGCACCCCGAATAAAACATACAAGAAACCAAGAAGAAACCAATCTACAGATAGTAGACGACTCGTCATTTTCGCTTGAGCTGGATCAGCCTCAGGCGGCGAACGAGGTACCCGCCGAAAACACCACTTCAAACACGGCGGATACAGCGGTCTGCACGGGAAAGCGCCCTGCCGATACCAAAAAACCTGCCAAGCGCAAAGCCATCACGCACCTCTTTGAGCCGGAGGGACTTCCGGACGAATGGCGCGAGCTGTGTGAGCAGATACGACCTGACCTTGATCCTCAGAGAGTATTTGTCGAGTTCCGTTTCTACTGGACGCAAGGAAAAGGGCAGGGCACGCGCCGAAGTGACAAGGGCTGGACTTCCACATGGATGAACTGGATCAAACGCCAGAAAGAGCAGCGGGTACAGAACTCAAGACATGGCGGCTCCGATTGGATGCCGGACATCCCATTCGAAAAACGCAACTACGGAGAAGGAATTAACGATGACCACAGTTTTTGACTCGTCTAACGGCTGCACCTACGGCGTGGTCGAAATGGGCGAGTGTGAGCGCCACGGACGCTACCCCAACATCATTCGTCAGCGCTTCGGCAAGGGGTGCTACGGATTTTCCTCGCTCAACCTCGGTTGCCCGATGTGTAAGCGCGAGGCATCCGATCGAAAGATCTATGGCGCCATCTCGATCCCGCGACGCTTTATCGGCAAGACGTTCGAGAACTACCAGCCGGACGAAAACTCTCAGCGCGTCTACGACTTTTTCCGTGACTACGCCGATCATCTGCAGGATCGCATCGATGCCGGCACCAGCGTCATCCTGACGGGAAGACCCGGCACGGGCAAGACGCATCTGGCGTGCGCCTTGCTCTTTGAGGCGAAGAAGAAGGGCTACAGCGCCTTTTTCATCAACATCCGCAAGCTCTTCCGAGCTGTGCGTGACACATGGCGCGAGGGCGCCGCCGAGTCTGAGTCTCAGGTGATTGACCGCTACGTCGATCTCGATTTGCTCGTCATCGATGAGGTTGGTGTTCAGGCAAAAAGCGAAAACGAGCAGCACATTCTCTACGACATTCTCAACGGCCGCTACGAAAACGCCAAGCCCACGATCATTCTCAGCAACGAGACGCTTCCGGAAATCAAGCAGATCATCGGCGAGCGCGCCTACGACCGCCTGCGAGAGGGTGGCGGCAAGGCATTTGATTGCTCGTGGGAAAGCTACCGCGGCAAAGCCGAATTGGCTGACGACAAGTCGGTGTCGATTCAGAACATCTTCGAGTTCTATGAGGTTGATGACTCTCCTGATCAGGAATCGGAAAAGGTTGATCCTTTTGCTGATCGCTGGCAGGACGGCAAGCTCATGCCCGCGCACATTCAACCGGCAGGAGAAGCCGCATGAGCCACCCCGACAAGATCACGCTGGATCGCCGCATCGTGCGAGCCGTCTTCGAGGTGGCGCTCAGAGCCGACCTCAAAAAGGCGAGCCTCGCAGAGCTTGCGGCTCTCACCGAGGTCAAGTTTCAGATCGACACGAAGGAAAAGAAAGGAGCAAACCGATGATTGACACAAAGGCGCTGCAAGACATCGCCAAGCACTACGGCAAAGACCTGCAGCTCGTGAAGGCGCAGGAAGAACTCGGAGAGGCATGCGCGGCCATTGCCCGCTACCAGATCACGCCGAGCGACAAGAACTGGAACGAGCTCATCGGAGAGATTGCAGACGCGTTCAACATGCTCGATCAGATCACGTTCCTGCTCGGAGCTGAAGCAGCCGTCAACCACGTGCGCGAGCACAAGATTTTCCGCCAGTCAATGCGCATCAGAAAGGAGAAGCTTGCAGCATGAGAAAAGAAGACCGTTACGAGATAGCCAGACGGCAGGGCAAAGACGCTGCACTGCACGGCGAAGCCAAGAGCCGGTACACGCTGCTTTACACCAGCCGCGAAGAGCTCTCGGCTTTCGAGCAGGGCTACTACGAGGGGTTGTTGGAACTCAAGCAACGAGAGGCCAAGGAGGCAAAGAAGAATGTTCGCTGAAGGGTTTGAACGAGCGGCCACGGCTAAGTCTCGGCTCTACGCCAAGGGGCGACTCAAGTCCGGGCAGATGAATCGGACGGAGAAGGCTTACGCGGCTTGGTTAGAGGCAGAGAAGCACGCCGGCCGTGTCGTCGAATATTGGTTCGAAAAGGTCAAATTCGAAATTGCTCAACCGGCATGTTCGTACCTCCCTGACTTCATGGTGCAGTATCCCGACGGCCGTGTTGAGTTGCACGAAGTCAAGGGAAGTCCTCGCATCTTCCAAGACGATGCAAAAGTTAAAGCGAAAGCATGCGCGACGATGTACCCGTTCGCCGTCAAGATAGTTTTTCCTAAAACCAAAAAATCAGGCGGAGGTTGGGATGTCTGGGAATACTGAAAACGCAAAGGATTCGGAACGCGAGCTCATCGAATATTTCCGCGTGGTCAACGGCCTGGACGAACCCTTGGGTGTGTCCGGGCTTTTGCCGCCTGCGGCTGCAGAACGACTCGTCGAAGCCGCGCGAGCCTGCAGAGCCATGCCGCCCGATCAGGCCAAGCGCCGAGTCTGCATGATCACGAGAACCGTCAACGCCATAAAGCGCGAGTTCCCGCAATACTTCAAGTAGAACCGCTCACTCATCGCGGAGGACGATGGAAAAAGGCTCCTTCAAGATGACCGCGAGACTCTACGCAGTTCTCAAGGCCATCTGCGAAGAAGGAGGAGGGACCGTCGCCGACCTGCGCGTGCGCGAACCCTACTCCGCCTATTACGACCTCAGAACATGTCTCGACAGACTGGTGGACAGGGGCTTTCTCAAGGTCAAACCGACCAAAACGGGCAAGTTCTACTACTCACGAAGCGGTCCGGATGTTCCGTCCGCACCCGGACGCTACTACCGAGGCGATACTTGAGAGCCTACTCGCCAAACGCCCACTCAAAAGCGCTTTGAATGTTCCCCAGAAGACCGTGAAGCTTTTTCTCTTCCGGTTTGGATGGGTTCGGAGGGCTGTATCGACTGGCGATAGGCGTTGGCTCATGACGGATGGGGCCGACACGGTGTCTTCCCGCTCCCGTGTACTCTTGGTAATGGGCAACATCGCCGTTGCGGTCGATGAGTGTGTACTCAGCCTCGACTTCGCCAATGCGATTAAAAATGAACTCTTCCTCGGTCAAGCCCGGGTGAGAAATGCGAGCGGTCGCCAGAGCTTCGCCGAATTCCTGTTTCAGCTTGTCATAGGATCGTTCGCCCGACTTGTTCTTTGCCGAGGCGTTGACCATTTTGTTGCCTTCGAAGTAGCACGTAAATTCAACGCGCAACTCAGTGCCCAGGTCGAAGTCCGTCACCACATTGGCTTTCCCGTCTTTGCCGTGGTTGACCTTCCAATTGGAGAAGGCCATGTAGTTCTTTGCGCCGCCCGTCGCCCAAAGAGCGGCATCCTTGATCTGCGTTTGACACATGCGAACCATCTGCTTGTCGGAGAGATTCTCGGCAGAGACGGGTGCAGAAACGGATGCACAAAAGACGGAAAAAAGTACAAAAGCGAGTGCTTTGCGCATGGTATGAGTCCTCTTTCGTCATATTTTCGCACCGCAAAACGTAAAGAAACGTCAGAAAACCGCAAAAAAGGCGCACTTTGCTACTCGGTGCAGACTTGAGGGCCACGAAACAACTACGGATTCAATACGGCAATGGGGCTGACAACAAAGCAGAGAAAATTTGCAGAGGCATTTGCTTCTACAGGAAAGCTGCTTGAGTCATACCGTGCAGCAGGTTATCGAATCGGGAAGATGTCTACGGCACAGCGTGCCGCGGAAGCAGTAAAGGCAAATCCGGTTGTTCAGTCCTACCTCAAAGAGCTCTACGAGCAGGTGGCATCAAAGAACGTGGCGACCCGACGGGAAATCCTTGAGCGGCTCACCGGCATCATGCGACAGGAGAGCCAAGAGGAGCAGGTCGTCGTCGAGCAAAAGGGCGACTACACGTCCGAAGCTCGCATCATCAAGGTGAGGGCGTCACACGCCAGTGCACTCAAGGCCATGAAGCTTTTCCTGGACATGACCGGAGGCGTTGAAGAGAAGCCGGCGGACGACAGCGCGGCAATCGTTTTTGTCGAAGACCTGCCGGAAGACGAGAAGACGGAGGCGCCCGATGGCGAAGATTGTCCGGCTTAGTCAGGTTGTCGGCGGAGGGTACTCCGAATTCTGGAAAGACCAGAGGCGCTACGAGTGCATCAAGGGAGGCCGCGCATCCAAAAAGTCCAAGACCGCTGCGCTTCGCATGATCTTTCGTCTCATGAAGTACCCGAAGTCGAACGCGCTCATCGTGCGCCGAACCTTCGCAACTCTACGCGACAGCTGCTACTCGGATTTGAAGTGGGCGACCGAGCGCCTGGGCGTTGCGCACCTATGGAAGTTCTCAGTCTCGCCGCTCGAAGTTACGTACCTGCCCACTGGCCAGAAAATCCTTTTCCGCGGCATGGACAACGCGCTCAAGATCACATCGATCAGTGTGCCGCACGGCGTGCTTTGCTTCGTCTGGATCGAGGAGGCCTATGAGGTCACGGACGAAGATGCCTTCAACAAGCTCGACATGAGTATCCGCGGTGAGGTGCCCGAGGGGCACTTCAAGCAGGTCACGCTTACGCTCAACCCGTGGTCGGAAGCGTGGTGGGGTAAGAAGCGCTTTTTTGACACACCGAGCGACAACGTCTTCACGCTCACGACGACCTACCGCTGCAATGAGTGGCTCGACGACACCGACAGGTGCCTTTTCGAGGAGATGAAGAAGAACAACCCTCGGCGCTACCGCGTCGAAGGTCTCGGGGAATGGGGCATCAGCGAAGGTGTGATTTACCAGCGCGTCGAGCAGCAGGGCTTCGACTGGAAGAAGCTCGTTGCCGCGCGAGACGAAGAACTCAAGCGCAAAGCCGGCATGTGGGGAAAGATTGCCGAGAGGGATCGCCTGCGCCTCATCGCGGGCGTGGACTTCGGCTATACCGACCCGACGGCTTATGTCGTGCTGCTCATCGACGAGCGCGAGCAGACCATTTACGTGGTCGATGAGATCTACAAGACCAATGTCACCAACCAGATGCTCGCCGATCAGATCATTCGGCGCAACTGGGGCGGCCTGAGACTCATCTGTGACTCGGCCGAGCCCAAGTCGATCCAGGAGCTGCGCGATCAGGGTTTGAAGGCAGAAGGCGCCTCCAAGGGACGCGACAGCGTGCTTTTTGGCATCCAGAAACTGCAGAACTTCAGATGGGTTGTGCATCCGCGTTGCGGCAGCTTCTGGCGGGACATCACGTCATACGCCTGGGCAAAGACGCCCAGCGGCAAATTCAAGGATCAGCCGGATCACGAGTTTTCGCACGGTCCGGACGCGGCTCGATATGCCGCAATGAAGCTTCTCAACGGCTCCGGCATGAGTTTCGAGTAGGGGGTTCCGAATTCGGAAAAAAGCATGAAAGGCACTTTACGACTGCGCTCATACTTTCTTTCGATATGAGAAAGCCGTCCGGACTGCCATCCGAACGGCTCATGTAAAGACCAAAGTCTGCTTCGAAGATGACTTATGGACATGAGGATTTTATCAGCAGTTTCAAGTCCTGTGATCAAGTGGCTTGTCATGAAGAAAGATAACGAGCTTCCCTGGGTTACGCGCATTTTCAGGTGGGTGGCCTTGGTGCTCGGCACACTTTTTGCGTCCGGGTACACCGTCCATTGCTATTTTGAGTGGTTCCTTCAATGATCTTCGACCTTTTCTCCCCTCAGTTCGCCATGACGCTCACGCAGCACGGCGCTGAAAACTACATGACGGACATTGAGTTTCTGCAGCTTGAGCTTGCTCGATGGTTGCCGGGACCGGTGCGAGCCAGACAGCTCGACGGCGAAGCCTACTACCTTGGTGTGCAAGATGTGCGCGAAAAAAAGCGCACGGTGATGGGCGAGCTCGGCGATCCGGTAGAACTCAAGGCTCTGCCAAACAACAAGCTCGTGGACAACCAGTTTGCGAAACTCGTCGATCAGAAGGCCAGCTACCTGCTTGGCAAGCCCATTACGTTCGAGTCGAAGAACAAAGACTTGCAGGCGATTCTCGACGAGGTGTTTGACAGCGACTTCCAAAGCCGCTTGCTGATGGCCGGAACCTACTCCGTCTGGGGCGGCATTGCGTGGGTCTATCTGTACTTCGATCAGGAAAACAAGCCGAAGTTTCAGTTCTTCAAGCCCTACGAGGTGCTGCCGTTCTGGAACGATGCGGAACACACGGACTTGGACTGTGCTGCGCGTGTCTACCTTGTTGAAGGGTACGAAGGCGGTGTGCCGAAGGTCTGGCACAAGTGCGAGATCTTCACACACAATGGTATTTCGCGGTTTGATCTTGACGGCGCCACGCTGACCGCCGACGTGGACAATCCGGGCGGATACTACGCGCGCCAGGGCGACGAGAATTTCCGCTTCAAAGACGGGAAGATTCCGCTGATCCCGCTCAAGTTCAACTACTACGAGCAACCGCTGATTTCTCGAGTCAAAGGCTTGCAGGACGCGTACAACCAGATTCTTTCGTCCTTTGCTGACCGGACCGAGGAAGACATCCATTCCACCATCCTGGTCATTAAGAACTACGATGGGCAGGATTTGAGTGAGTTCCGCCAAAACCTTGCGACCTACGGCGCCATCAAGGTCCGTTCCGTCAACGGAGAAGCCGACAGCGGCGTTGACACCCTTCGCATTGAGGTCAACACAGAGAACTTCCAAGTCGTTTTGCAGTGCCTGAAAAAGGCCATCATCGAGAACGGCCGAGGCTACGACGCCAAGGACGACCGCATCGGTTCGAACGCCAACCAGATGAACATCAAGTCGATGTACATGGACATCGATCTCGACGCTTCCTTGATGCAAAACTGCTTCACGCAGGCACTCGAGAAAATCATTCGCTTCGTCTGCGAGCGCAGAGGTGTGGCATACGAGCCCGTTCGCATCACGTTCAACCGAGACCAGATCATCAATGCCGCGGAAGTCATCCAGCTGCTTCAGGGACTCGGCGTCCGAGTGTCCAATCGTACGCTGCTCGGCCAGCTGCCGTTCGTCGCGGATGTCGACGAAGAGGAACAGCGACTCAAGAAGGAGGATGACGAACTGGAGATCTACAAGGATGGATTTCCTGCACAAAACTCTGCCCGGAGCCGAGTAAATGAAGCCGAATGATCCCTACTGGCAGGAGCGTTTTGAGTCGCTCGAAGCGTCCCGACACGACAAGAGCGTCGAGAAGGTGCGGGAGGTTGTCCGCAACCTTTCAAATGCGGAAAAAGAGATCATTGCCGACATTGAAATGTGGTATGGACGCTATGCCGGTGAGCAAGGCGTTTCGTATGCGGAGGCCAAGAAAAGACTGACGGCGGCCGAGCTCCGGCGCTTCAAGATGTCCGTCGAGGAGTACATCCGCAAGGCCTCCGATTTCGTTGAGGCGGAGACTTGGCAAAAGCAGCTCAAGGAAATGTCCGCCCGGGTGCACGTTGCGCGTCTTCAGTCTTTGCTCATTCAGGTTCAGGCTGCGATCGAGACGGCATACCAATCGATCAACGCAGAGATCACGAACTATCTGTCGGATGCGCTTCAGGACGAATATTTTCGTGCCGCGTATGAGCTTCAGGTCGGTGTTGGATATGGGGTTTCGGTAGCAGCCCTGGATACCAAGACGATCGAGAGCATTCTCGAAAAAGCTTGGGCGGCTGACGGCGTTAATTTCTCGGGTCGAATCTGGCAGGAGCGGGCGACGCTTGTGAACAAGGTCGCTCAAATCATCTCGCAAGGCGTGGCGCGAGGCATCGGCGCCACGGAAATGGCTCAGCAACTGGACGACGTCACGGAGCAGGTGTCGGCCACCATCAAAACGCGCATGTCCAACTGCGAGCGACTCATCCTGACGGAAACGGCGTTTTTTCAGGAAGACGCCCACTTTCGAGCCTTCAAGGAAATGGATGTCGAGAGCTACGAGCTTGTGGCAACACTCGACAGTCGCACGTCCGAGATCTGCCGGGAAATGGATGGCAAGACTTTCAAGCTGTCAGATCGTCAGATTGGTGTTACAGCACCTCCGTTTCATCCTCGGTGCCGCACCACGACGATTCCTTTTATCTCCTTTGGCAAGCGCAGCGCGATGCGTGCTGCACGCAATGCCGACGGCAAATCCGTCGAGGTTCCGTCATCAATGACGTACCGCGAATGGGCGGAGAAATTCGCGGAGCGCTGAACACTATACGACCGACATCAAACTTGCATCAATGAAAAACCGCCGAGTGGGGGCTCAGCGGTTCGGAGTTCTTATTGGAGGCGACGTGAAACCTCTTGGAACGGCGTCAATTATATCAATCTGCTTTTTCATTGAGCGTTGGATGGTTCCTGAAGAATTGACCACTGTAGCCAGGGCACTGGTTTACTTTGGATTTGCGTTTGCGATTGCGCTTTCGGTTCCGACGTTTCTGAATGCTTTGCGAGAAATTCGCAAATTCATTCGAGAGTTGATGGGGCATTCGGAGTAAGCGCTCTGAACACTATACGACTGGGTTCAAACTTCTGTCAGCTTATGGCGCTGAGCGCATCAGCGCCCCGACAACACCGGACTGAACCGGGTTCTAAATGAGTTGGAAGGAGAAGTTGTGAAACTCGAAGACTGACTGCACTGGGGCTTTCTGACGAACAGGCGAAGGCCGTTTTTGAAAAGTTCGGACAAGACATCCCGAAGTCCCGATTTGACGAAGTGAACAACGCCAAGAAGGCTGCCGAAGACATGGTCTCGCAGCTCACCGGCGAAATCAGCGGACTCAAGAAGGGGCAGTCCAAGGAGTTTGCCGAGCAGGTCGAAAAGCTCAAGGCCGACTACGAAGGGAAGATGAAGCAGATGAAGCTTGACTTCGCTGTGGACTCGGCTCTGTCGGCGGCCGGTGTTCGTTCGACCAAGGCCGCGCGCGCTCTGATGAACGTGGACGACCTCAAGCTCGACGGCGACAAGGTTTTGGGACTTGACGATCAGATCAAGACGCTCAAGGAAGGCAACGATTGGCTTTTTGCCAAATCTGCCACCCAGGCGCCTGCCGGCATGGAGCCTGCCAAGCCTAACGGTTCTCAGGCTCAGACGGTCGGCACGACCGGCAAAGAAGCTCGAGCCAAGCAGTTCAAAGAGGCCTACGAAAAGGCTCAGAGCCAGAACAACTTCGCGCAGCAGCTCTCTCTTGTGGAGGCGGCTGCAAAAGAAGGCATCAACTTACAGTGAGATAAAAAATGGCTGGAATTTCCACGACCGGTACCACCCCCAACTATCAGGGTGCACTTTTTCAGGCGGCACGCCACAAGACCCCGTTTCTGTCCATGATCGGAGGTCTCGGCAACACGCGTGTCACGACCAACCAGGAATTCCCGACCGGGGTTCTATATGAGACTGAGGCCGCGGCTCAGCCGGCAATTTCGGAAACAGCATCGATGACGGCTCCTGCCATCACGTCGATTGCCCGTGAGCAGGAAGTTAACACCACGCAGATCTTCCAGTACACCTTCGGCGTGTCCTACAACCGCATGGGCAATTCCGGACGCCTTGCCGCTGACGGCGAAAGCTTGACGGCAGGTCTCGGTATCGAACAGCCCGACGAGCTCGCTTTCCAGCGTGCGGCCAAGCTGCAGAAGCTCGCTAAGGACTTGGAATACACCTTCCTGTGCGGCAAGTACCAAAAGAGCACAGGAGACAGTGTTGCGTCCAAGACCCGCGGCATGATCGAACTTTGCTCGACCGGAAACACGATTGCCGCCGGCAATGCCGATCTGACAATCGACATGATCGAAGATCTGATGATCAAGATGTTCAATGCGGGCGCCGAGTTTACGAATCCCGTGCTCTTCTGCTCGGCTGTCGTGCGCAAGAAGATCTCGGATCTGTACGCCAAGCTTTACGGCTTCACGACTCCGGCAACGCGCAATGTCGGCGGCTATGCCATCGACACCATTGTGACGAACCAGAGCACTTTGGGCATTGTGCAGGACTTCTACATGCCCAACGACACGATCCTCGTTGCGGACATGGCCTACATCTCGCCGGTCTTCCTCAACGTCCCCAACAAGGGCACCGTTTTTGTGGAAGACCTTGCCAAGGAAGGTGCTTCTTTCCGTCAGATGCTTTACGCAACCGTTGGCTTGGCTCACGGTCCGGCGTTCCTGCACGGGTCGATCACGGGTATTAAGACCCCAGAAAGCGAGCTTGATTTGAATTCCGTCGGCAAGGCCAAGGTTGGTCAGGCAAAGGCTGCTTAAGGAGGATTAAACATGGCAACTACGGCATATACCGCGAAAGATTGGAACACGGGCGACATCATCGCTGAAACCGATCTGGATCACATCGAGCAGGGCGTTAAGGCGGCGACGGATGCTGTGATCGCTTTGGAGGGACAAGAGGTCAAGCAAGGTGCGTCGTACCGTATCTCGACCGAGACCTTCAGCGCATCCAAGGCTGACTGCCAAGCTTCCGCAGTGTCTCCCGGTGCCGACACGCTTCCGATTATCGTCGGTGACTTGATCGAGGACGCGACGAAGGCTGTCTGGCAGGTGACGGCGGTGTCGGGTGCCACCTTTACGGTGGGCGCGGCAGCTGTCCGAGCGGCGCCTGCAGCCTGATGAGCTAACAAAGGCCCCGCTTCGGCGGGGCTTTTCGATAAGGGGTCAAGCGTGAACGATCAAGAATTCATGGATGCGGTCAAAGGTCGGTTAAAGCAGTTTGGGGTTGTGGCAGACGATCAGACAATTTGCTACTGCCGATCGTTGTCAGATGCCCGCATCACGAACTTTTTGAATGCCTCTGCCGTTCCCGATGGGTTGAAAACCGAGCAGGCCGAAGAGGTTGCCGGGGAAGTTTTGAAGCTTCTCTACAGCCTGGGTCGAATCGAAAGCGTCGAGAGCGTGATCTCGTCGGTGAAGGAAGGCGACACCACGGTGACCTTCAATGCCGCAAATGATCCGACAGCCAAGTTCAACGCCCTCGTGGACGGCATGCGCGTGTCTACCGGCTCGCTTGTGCGCTATCGGAGGCTGACATGGTGACCGACCACGTCAGACGCGCTGTCGAGCGGCTCTACAAGGGCGTGGCAGTCATCTCGGAATTGAAGGCCGAGAAGAACGAAGCCACCGGCGGAGAGCTGCCGGCAAAGTTTGTTCCCGTAGCCGAAGACGTCAAGTGTCGCCTCTCCTTTTCGACCGTTCGAACGACAGACGAATCGGAATCAACGGCCGCAGTCGTCCAGGTGGGCAAACTTTTCTGCTCGCCTGACATCACGATCAAGCCCGGCTCTCGGATTACGGTCACTCAGGAAGGGCGAACGACTGCCTACGAAGCATCCGGTGCGCCCGCGGTTTACCGAAGCCATCAGGAAGTCATCCTCACGATTCCGAGGGGGACTTATGCCCAGTAGGAAGCTCGGCGGCATTGTCATCAAGCGCGGGAAGGTTGGCGACCTGACCAAGCGCTTGCGGAAGGAAAACTTCGAAGCCGTGATGAAGAAAACAGCCGACACCGTGGCAGCCGAAGCTTTTGGCCGAATCGTCAAAGCCACACCCGTTGACACGGGTCAGCTGCGCCGCTCCTGGACACTTCAGCCGGCTGTCAAAACCAAAAGCGGCTACTCGGCCACGATCGGAACCTCGCTTTTCTACTCGATTTATGTCGAGTACGGGCACCGAATCATGCGCAACGGCAAGCAGATCGGGTACGCGCCGCCGAAGTATTTCCTGCGCGACGCAATGGATGCGTTCAAGCCCGAGTCGCAGAGATTTGCACAGAGGGCTTTTGAGGAGGCTTTGAGACATGCAGTTAGGGGTTAGTGACCTGATCGACGGCGTGGTCAAGACGCTCACGTCGACTTTTGAGGATTGCGCTGTCTACACGGATGCGGTGCCGCAAGGACTGAAGCTGCCGTGCTTCTTTGTCTTCGTGACGCGATTTAAGGCTCGTGCTCGCGTGAGCCTGAACAGGCAATTGGAGCGGCAGGAAGTGATGTTCGACGTGATCTACAACCCGAAGGACATTGCTTCGCTGCGCACGGAGTCTCCCGCAATTGTCGAAAAGCTCTTTGAGGTTTTCCGCACCATCGATCTTCTCACCGGCGACAAGGTGCCGGTGCAAAAGCGCGAGGTGCGCTACACGGACGAGGCAATGATTTTTTCCATGCTGAGTCCAGTCTCCGTTCGCTATCCGGATTCGGACGTGGCGCTCATGGAGACGCTGGAACTGAACACTATACGAGTGAGGTGAGAATGACGGACAAGGCAAAACGCAAACTCGTGGCGCGAAGCGTTACGAAAAGTGCAGTGCTGAGAAGCTGCAGATTTCGTCGGTACCGCGATGTGCTCGCCGTGATCCTCAAGGATGACGAGCGGTACACGGTCGATGACATCCGCAAGAAGCTCAAGGATTTTTACAGCAAAGAGGTGAACTAAATGTTGGGTGGTGGCACTTTTACCGTGCAAAACAAAAAGCTCCCCGGCGCTTACATCAACTTCGTGTCGGCAGCTCACGCCAGTGCGACGCTTTCTGATCGAGGCATTGCAGCAATGGCGGTTCCGCTCTCCTGGGGCCCCGTCGGAGAGGTGATTAAGCTCGAGCAGAGCGATTTTCTCTACTCGAGCCGTCGAATTCTCGGCTACGACTACGCCGATGATGCCTTAAAGGGCTTGCGCGATCTCTTCATGGGTGCACAGACGGTCTACCTGTACCGCCTGAATTCCACGGCCACAAAGGCCAAGAACACCTTTGCCGAAGCTCTCTATGCCGGTGTGCGAGGCAATGATTTTTCGGTTGTCATCGAAACCAATGCCGACAGCGAAGAGATGTTCGACGTGATGACCTATCTGGGCACCACGCAGCTTGATATTCAAACGGTTGCGGACGCCTCCGAACTGGTGGACAACAGCTGGCTTCACTTCTTGCCGGAAGCCGAATTGGAGCAGACGGCCAAGACGCCGCTCACGGGCGGCACCGACGGCACTGTGACGGCGGGTGACTGGCAGTCGGCCATCGCCAAGCTTGAAGGCTACAGCTTCAACACCTTCGGTGCGGCGACGGTTGACGAATCGGTCAAGAAGCTCGTTGTTCAGTGGACCAAGCGCATGCGTGACGAGCGAGGTGTCAAGTTCCAGACGGTCGTTTACGACTATGCCGAAGCGGACTACGAAGGTGTGATTTCGGTGAATACGGCCGCCAAAACCGCATCTGCTGCTGCGTCTGCCAAGGCGGGTTCTGCGCGCGTTGGCGAATCCAAGGCGGGCGGCGACGATACCGAAGCGGGTGCCGTTTACTGGGTGACGGGCGCGCAAGCAGGTTGCCGCGTGCAGTCGAGCCTTACGAACGCGACGTACACGGGCGAGACGGAGCTCGTCATCGATGACGATCAGAGCAAGCTCGAGACCGCTATCGACAGCGGCATGCTCGTCTTCCATCGCGTGGGTGACGAAGTTCGCGTTCTTACAGACATCAACACGCTCACGACCTTTACTGAGGAAAAGAGCGAGGACTTCTCGAAGAACCAGACGATTCGCGTGATCGATCAGATCGGCAACGACATTGCCGTCATCTTCAACACGCAGTTCCTGGGCAAGGTCAACAACGATCAGTCCGGACGCATCTCCTTCTGGTCGCAGATCGATACGCATCACAAGAAGATGCAGGACATTCGAGCCATCGAGAACTACGACAACGAGGACATCGTTGTGATGGCGGGCGAGGAGAAGGGTTCTGTCGTGGTGAACGACGCCGTACAGCCGACATCCGCAATGGAGAAGCTTTACATGACGGTTCGCGTCAATTGAGAGGAGTTTGAGAAATGGCAATCACGATGAATGTACGTGATGCACTGAGCGGCGCGGCCGGCGAGTGCTACTTCACGATCAACGGCAACCGTTACAACTTCATGCAGGTCAAGAACATTGATGTGACGGCCGAAAAGCAAAAGGTGGATGTGCCGATTTTGGGACGTGTCAACAAGGGCCACAAATCGGTGGGCATGACGATTTCCGGAACTGCGACCTTCCACTACAACACGTCGGTTTTGCGTCAATTGCTTCTGGACTACAAGAAGACGGGCGGCGACTTCTACTTCGAAATGCAGGTCACGAACGAGGATACGACCTCGAGTGCCGGGCGCCAGACCATTGTCCTCAAGGACTGCAACATCGATTCGCTCACGCTCACAAAGCTCGATGCCGACAGCGACCAGACGCTTGACGAAACGATGGACTTCACCTGTGAGGACTTCGAAATGCCCGAAAGCTTCAACATTTTGGACGGCATGCGAGCCTAAACCGTTTTTCAGGGCTTCGGCCCTGAATTTTTCTCAGAAGGAAATTTTCGATGTCTGACCTTACCGCTTATCTCTGCGATCTTCCTCTCGAGTCCGAGACCAAGCAAGTCGTAATCTCCAAGCGCTTCAAGGACGCCGACGGCAATCCAATGCCTTGGACGCTACGAGCGCTCTCCTTTGCCGACGTGACTCAGATTGAGCGCCAGAGTACCGTGCGCGATGCCAAGACCGGGGCGCAGGTTCTCGATTCCGTGGCCTATCAGACCAAGCTGATGGCGGCTTCTGTTGTGGTGCCGAACCTGCTCAACGCTCAGCTGCAGGATCACTTTGGCGTGAAGTCTCCCGAGGCGCTTCTTGGCAAGCTTTTGAAGCCCGCTGAGGCGATTCAACTGCGCAGCGAAGTGCAGAAGCTGATGGGTGACGAAACCCTGGAAGAGGCGCTTGAAGAAGCAAAAAACTGATCGAGGGCGGAAGCTTGGAAGTGCAGGTGGCACGCGCTTGCCTGTTGCGCTTTCACTGGCCGCCGTCAAAGTTTGCGGCGCTTCCGCCCAGGGAAAAGGCGCTGATTGCCGCCATTCTCTTTGATGACTCCAAGAAAGAAAAAGCCCGTCAGGACAAGCTGAGGAGAAAAAATGGCCGATAACCTGTTGTCTGCTGAGATCGTTCTGCAAGACGGATTTACGTCCACTTTGCAGCGCTTCTCCATGGGGCTTGATCGGGCACAAGACCGGCTGAGCCGCCTGCATGCGACGCTCACCAAGCCTCTTGTGCCGCCGGCATTATCCTTTAAAGGCTTTTCGACTCTGAGCGTCAAGCCCATCGTCGATCCGACATCGTCTTTTAAGAATTTGTCGGCTCAGAGCATCAATCCAACATCGTCAGCAACATTGAAGCCGCTCGCTGACAGTGCCGATGTAGCAACCTTTGCACTTAACCGAACGGGGGCCTCTGCGGTTTCTGCAGCCTCCGATGTCGGACTGATCAACAGCGCGGCATCCGGTCTCAAGAGCACGCTTCTGAGCGTCGGTGCCGCAATGGCGACAGCATTCAGCGCCGGCACGATTGTTCGGATGGCAGACTCGCTTCAAAACGTTCGATCTCGTCTGGCGCTTATCAATGACGGCAAGCAGACGGTGCCGGAACTCGAACAAGGTGTGTACGAGGCGGCACAGCGCTCTCGCACTGACATGACAACGATGGGGCAGGTCATTACCCGCGTCGGTATGAACGCAGGTAGCGCTTTTAGCTCCACCAAGGAAATTGCGGCTTTTTCTGAAATTCTCGCCAAGCAATACGCAATCGCGGGTGCTACGCCTGAAGAAATGCAGAACTCCATCATCCAGCTCACGCAGGGCTTGGGCGCGGGCGTTCTGCGCGGTGACGAACTGCAGTCTGTCTTTGAAGGTGCTCCCACGATCATCCAGTCGATTGCGAAGTATCTGGACGTACCGATTGGAAAAATCCGAGATTTGGCTTCTGAAGGCGTTCTGACGGCTGACATCGTGAAGAACGCTGTCATGTCTTCCGCCGATGACGTCAATAAAAAGCTCGACTCTATGCCTCTGACATGGGCTCAAGCCTGGGTTCGATTCAAGACGTCGGCGACGATGGCTTTCAAGCCCGTTCTGGATCAGGTCTCTGCCTTGGCCAACAACAAGACGCTTATGCAGTTTACGTCTGTGGCTATTGCGGGCGTTGAGCGTCTCGGAGAGGCGGCACTTTGGACTTTCGACAGCATTCGCCAAGGGGCACAGTGGGCTCAGCAGAACCTTGGCTTTATGGTGCCGGTGCTCGGCGGCATGGCCGCCGGGTATCTTGCGGTGCGTAGTGCGGCTTTGGCTACATCGATTGCAACCGGGGCACTGAGTGCGGCTCAGTGGGCGCTCAACGCCGCTATGACAGCTAATCCCGTGGGGTTGGTCGTCCTCGGCATGGGTGCGCTTTGCGGCTTGATTTATGCGGGCGTTGAGGCATTCAACAGTTTGACCGGGAGCAGTGTAACTTTTGGCGACGTTGTGGGCTCTGTCTTTGGTGTGGTTGGTGGCTACATCAAGAACTTCGTGATCCTTCTGGACAATGCGTTGGGCGGCATCGTTAATTTTGGCAAGAAGATCTGGGACCTTGTCGGAACGCTCGGAGAAAACCTTTGGACGAGCCTGAAAGCCAAGTTCTACGACTTCTTGTCGAGTGTTTCCGGAGGTCTCGCCAAGGCGTTTGAGTTCTTCGGCGTCGAAGACATCAAGTGGGACAAGAACAGCGACAAGACGATGGCTCAGTACGCCGACGAGTTTGCCGCCAAGCGTGACACGTTGATGGGAACGTATCGCAAGTTCGACGGCTCCCCGGTGTACGAGCCGATGTCCACCAAGGACATCAACTGGAGTCTTTCGGGTAACGCTAAGGCGGGACGCGAATGGCTCGACGAAACGATCGCTTCAGCAAAAGATTCCTTCAAATCGTTTGTGACGCCTTCTTTGAAGGACGTACCGGCGTACGACTTCGCGGCCAACATCTCTGCGATTGATGCCGATACCAAGGCCAAAATTGACCGAATTACTGCGGCTTCTGAAAAGACGGCGGCCAACACGGGCAACTACGACGAAGAGGTGAAGCTCATGCAGGAGTACGGCGAACGTGTGGCCGTGAACCGAATTTCGAATAACACCTACGGAGTCAACGTCACGAATAACAATTCGATCTCCAATAAGGCCGACGCAGACAGTCTCATCGACATGATGTTGCGCAAGCTTGAGCAAAGCATGCAGATGAGCGCCGAAGGAGTTCACTGATGGCGTATCAGGTTTTTCTAAGCTATCTGCCGCTACCGATCGCTCCGGCGGCTATCACCACGGTCTACGGCAACCGAAACAAAACCATCGAGCTGATCGATGGCACGGAGGCAAACATTCTCAAGCAGCCGGGGCTAACTGAAATCAGCTTTGAGTTTTTGATTCCGCATACGAACTATCCGTTTGCGTCAGCTGCCGGCTCTGTTGTCGGCGGCATTACTGACGCTCTCGGGGATCTCGGAAATTTAGCTTCCGGTGTGGCGGCTACGCTATTTCTGGATGAACTCGAACGCTGGAAAAAGGACAAGGAGCCTTTTCAATTCATTTGCGTTCGAATGATTGGCGAGCAGCTGAGTCTGACAAATTTCAACTCGTTTTCAAACATCAATTTGAAGATGGTGCTTGAAGACTATTCCGTCGTCGAAGACCGTTCGCAGTATGGGTTTGATCTGTGCGTGAAGGTTCGACTTAAAACGTACAACCCTCCGCGCACAGCAGAAGTCAACCAAGACGGCACTACGAAGGAGCAACGAGCATGAGTTGCGAGCTTCAGATTCTCAAATCACCGAGTAGTGGCGATGCGTATCGTCCGCCAGTTGTAGAGGATGTTGCATGGGAGACGAGGATTGCGGGAGCGCCGGGACGACTTGAATTTACCGTCTACGACGATGGCAATTTGAGTTTTCCCGAAGGCGCGAAAGTTCAGTTCTATTGCGATCAGCAACCCGTATTTTCAGGCTATCTGTTTAAACGTGAGAGAACGAAGGATCGGCTCGTTCGATGCACCGCGTACGATCAGCTTCGGTATTTGCGGCAGGAAGAACCCTATGTTTACACGAACAAGACGGCGACCGAAGTAATCCGAATGATCGCAGAGGACTACGAACTGCAGATCGGAGAACTTGCCGATACCGAGTTCCGAATCCCGGCTCGCAACGAGATGGGCGTGAGCATGTGGGAGTGCATCTTGCAGGCTCTCGGTATTACGCACGCCAATACGCAAAATCGCTTTGTCCTGTACGACGATTTCGGCAAGCTGACGCTGAAGAATATCAACGACATGCAGTTGCGCATGCTGATTAATAAGGACAACCTGGAGGACTTCAGATTGGTGACATCCATTGATCGAGAAACGGCAAACGCGGTAAAGATCGGGATCTCAAATCCTCAGACGGGCAAATTCGAAACGTACAACTTGCGCGACAACGTCAATGTGGCCAAATGGGGTTTATTGAAGTTTTATAAGGAAATCCAATACGGGTTGAATGGGGCGCATTACGCACGCATGACGATGAGCATGCGCAACCTTGTGTCGAAAAACTTCTCTCTGAAGGGTATCAGGGGTGAGCCGACAATCAGAGCCGGGAATGGCATCACGATCAATCTGGAACAGGAAACGGGGCTTGCGCCGATGCTACTCGTTGCTGAACAGGTGACTCACCGATTTACTGGCGACGATCACAGCATGGACATCGATTTCATCAATCCGGAGCTGTGGCATGCCTAATTTTGCAGACCTGGTCAAAGGGATCGCCAACAGCGTCTTTAACAGCCGCCAGCCGACGGATTTGTACTTCGGAACGGTGACAAAGATTTCGCCGCTCGAAGTAACGCTCGATCAGAAGACGGTGCTCACGAAGGACTTTTTAGTGCTGTGCCGCGGCGTGACCGAGTACACGCTCGACGAGACGGTCAATCACATGGTTGAGAAGATGCAGGGAGGCGCTCATGACCCCTCGTTTCAGGCTCATGACCACCAGTACGTAGGCCGTAAACAGTTCACTTTACATCTGGGTCTAGTCTTGGGGGACAAGGTTGCTCTGCTCAAGCAGCAGGGCGGCCAGAAGTTTTTGATCATCGACCGTGTTGTGGAGGCCTCATGATCCCGACAGTGACGGCAGAAGATCCCTCGCTGACTCAAGGAAACGTCACTTTGAAAAGTGAAGCGGATCTGCCGACGAAAACCTACTACATGAATTTGGAAACGAAGCGCATCTCAGGTTTGACAGACGGCAAGGCCGCGATGAAGCAGGCCATTTTCAAGATTCTGCAAACCGAGCGCTTTGTCTACTCAAAGATCTACACCGACAACTACGGCAGCGAACTGTGGGATCTGATCGGAATGCCACTGGCATGGATTCTCTCGGATGTTCAGCGGCGAATTACTGAAGCGCTTACGTGGGACAAGCGAATCACTTCCGTTTCCGAATTTGAGTTCAGCCGTTCGGGTGATGCCCTAGCCGTGTCCTTTGTAGCTAACACGATTTTCGGCGCTGTTTCTTCCAGCGTAGAGGTTCAGGTATGACCATTAAAACCTATGACCAGATTTTGCAGGGAATGCTTGATCGCGTTCCTGCGACGATGGACAAGCGCGAAGGGAGCGTCATTTACGACGCTCTTGCGCCGGCTGCTCGAGAGCTCGCAGACGAATACGCCGAGCTTGCGCAGGCTCGTGCCGATACCTTTGCTGGCACAGCTCAGCGCGAGTGGCTGATCAAGCGAGGCGCGGAAATCGGCATTTCACCCTACGAAGCGACGTATGCCATTCGCCGCGGCCAATTCACGCCGGCGAGCCTTGAAATTGCTATCGGGGAACGCTTCAGCCTGGAGGACGTGAACTTTGTTGTGACGGAGAGGGTCGAGAACGGCCTTTACAACCTACGTTGCGAAACGGCCGGTGAAATCGGAAATCTCAACAGCGGCCGACTGATTCCCATCAATTACATCCAGGGGCTTGAGACGGCTCAGATGCTCGAGGAGGTTGTTGTCTACGGCGAAGAGGAAGAGGACACAGAAGACTTCCGTCAACGCTACTTCGACACACTGCCGACCATGACGCTCGACGGCAACATCGCGCAATACGAGAAGTGGTGCCGAGAATATGCCGGTATTGGCAACTACAAGATCTTCCCGACATGGAACGGCAAGGGAACGGTCAAAGTGTCGATTCTCTCGTCCGAGAACACGGTTGCATCGAAAGAGCTGATTGACGGATTTCAGGAGTTCCTTGACCCGGGTTCTGAAGGCGTCGGCGAAGGCAAGGCTCCGATCGGCGCCACTGTGACCGTGACGACGGCAACTGAAGTTGCGATCAATGTCAAAGCCACATTGGTCCTGCGTGCCGGCTTTGAACAGCCTGTTGGTCTGGAGGAGGAGATCACGGAGTACCTGCACACGCTCAACTACTCAAGAACGATTGTTTCGTACACAGCCATCGCGGGCATCATCGCCGGCAATGAAACGGTTGATCTTGCGCTCGACGTTTCTGTGAACGGCAAGAAGGAAAACGTCACGCTCGGAGACGAAGAAATCGCCAAGCTTGGCACAACCGAATGGGTGGCCGAATGAGCGGAGAGTCCTATCAGCGAATGCGCGGCTATCAGCCGCCGTTCTGGGTTGAATACCCTGAAATGCAGGTCATCCTACAGGCCCAGGGGAGTGTGGTTGACGAGATCAAGACGGGCAGAGGCGAGATGATGCTTGACGCCTTCATCATGACCATGTCCGAGGATCGGTGCAAGGAGTGGGAAAAGTGGCTCAATCTGCCGCCGAACGGCACGTTGCAGGATCGACGCCTGGCGGTGCTTGACTTCTTTAATCACCTCAACAAATTGACACGCAGTTCAATCCAGACGTTGGTCTCTCAGTTCTACGACGGGGCGCGTTCTGAGGTGAGCGCTGCACACTATACGCTTCGTGTCATAGTCAAGCCGCGACCGGGAAACGACATGGTCGATCTCGATCTTTCGCTGCTTGAGGGACAGCTTGAAATTCGAAAGCCGTGCCATCTGACGCTGGACATTCAGCGTTGGTACTGCACTTGGGGCGACATCAAGAACAACTTCTCCTCGTGGCAGAACCTGAAGGACCGAATGCCGACGTGGCAGCACGTCAAGAACTTCATTCCGGATTGAGTGAGATGGCAACGCAAACCCAAAATTACAAGCTTCATAAGTTTGAACTGAAAGATGCTCCGGCGGACATCACGGCGATCAACGCCTCGATGGACATCATCGACACGCAGCTGAAAGCGCTCGCGGACGGCAAGTTCGACAAGACTGGCGGAACGATCTCCGGCAATGTGGTCGTCAACGATTCGACGACTCTCAAAAAGCTCACTGCCTCGGAACTGGACCTGAACGGGAACGCGGACGTTTCCGGAACGCTGAAGGTGGCAGGGGCGACCACGCTCACCGGAAAGCTCACCGCGAATGGCGGCGTAACGACCAAGGCGCTGACAGCAACCAACCTTGATTTGAACGGCAACGGCGATGTATCTGGTTCGCTGACCGTGCATGGTGACCTGAACGCACAAGGAGGTCTGAATGTCACGGACATCACGGCCACGGGGGCGACCACGCTCGTCAACCTGAACGCCGCCAACATTACGGCGACTGGAACTTTGAAGGTCAACGGTGCTACGACGTTGACGGGGCTTTTGGCAGCTAATGGTGGGGTCACGACCAAGAAAGTCACGGCCACCGAATTGGACCTCAACGGCAACGGTGACGTGAGCGGCAATCTGAATGTCGGTGGGTTACTGCAAGTCACGGGTTCTGCCCAGCTCAACGGGGGCGGAACCGTCAAGGCTCCGGGAGCAACCGTCAATGACTCGTCCATTGTCCCGGCCTCGTGGGTCTGGAGCGCTATGCTCCGCTATGGACTCGGGGGAGGCCTGGATACATCTCCAAGCGGCAGCACGAATGAGGTTTTTGGCTCTTCGGATTTGAACGATTGGGAAAAGTCCGGCTTTTACTCTGTTTCGGTCACTGACGGTCTAAACACGCCCACAGGTCAGGCATCGTGGACTGGCGTACTACTTGCCTTGATGAGACGCTGGGAGACGGGGACAAGTGGCCTTCAGATTGCTCCTAACGGCAGCGCTTTCTGGTACCGAACACGAAGCAACTCAGCATGGAATCCATGGCATGTCTTGGCAACCCAAGACTATGTCCAGACTCAAGTCAACAGCTTGACTACACTCACGGACAATGGCGTAAAGACCGTTACCAACGCTGACTACAATACTTTAACTGCCCCTGGGTTCTACCACTGCAATTCAACTGGCCAGCAAAATGGTCCGGGTGGCGCGAACAAGTTGCTAGTTCTGGCTACGGCCAATGATCCTCCGAAGCACATTACTCAAGTCACATTTCCGATCTACAACACAGGCAAATATTGCCCGGCAATCCGTTACATGGATGACGAAGGAAATTGGAGTGGCTGGGAGAAGATCGCGTTAGTCGAAAGCAACAATGTGCTCAATGCCGCGGGTCTTTGGCTAACGGCTTCTGCAATGATCAAATATCCTGGAGCAAGTTCTGGATCAATCCCCAATTTTGGGTTTGAAGTCGAAGATTACGTAAAGGGAGATGATCTCTCGAAGGCGATCAACGCTCGCTACTTGGTCTATGGCAAAGATCAAAGCGGCGTAGCTTTGGGGGCGCTTGGCGGCATGATCGTTGGCGTCGAGCAGACAAAGAAAACGTGGGCACGACTGTACGCTTATAGAAACCAAAACGGCGTCGCTACGGCGGACTACATCGGCATTCTTGCTAACCCAGACGGGACCTACGAAACAAGGTCGCCACATCCAGTTACGGAGAGTCATTTTTTGTGGTTGAAAACCCATGGAAATTAACCTTTTAGCGAGGCACGAAGCCCCTGCGCTTGGCACAAGGGCCACGGCTCTGCATTTGCTTGAGAAAGCCTATGTTCTATGGGAAATCAAGATTAAGACCGGCACAATCAGCACAACCCGAAAAAAAGTCGCTCCAAGCGGCCATGAGGTCACGTCGAACGTCCAAATAATCGCTTCGCTGATACGCGCGAGAGACACTAGTACCGACCGTATGGGACAGACACATTTCGGCGGCTTCGAAGGGGGCTTGTCGGTCCGCGAGGAAGCTCCGGGCCATCGATCGGAGACCGTGTGCAACCAACTTTCCTGACAACTCTGTCGTATGCAGGTATTTCGCTAGGCATTGCGAGCTGACGTGCGTGCCGGATGTGCGACCTGGGAAGATGTAATCGGATCGGGGATGTCTGGAGTGCCGTTTGGCGGCATCGAGTAGCTGAAGCATGAGCGGGGTAAGCGGTACACGGAAAGCCTTGCGCTTCTTCATCTCTTCGGCCGGAATCGTGAGGATGTCATCCTCAATCCACGACCACTTGAGCTTCGCGTTTTCGGATGGTCTGAGCATGGAGCAGGCTGAAAAGCAGAAGAGTATCTGTGTGCGAATCGGAGCATCTAAAAAACACCTGCACACGTCAGTCATCCGAGACCAATGGACCGAAGGCATAGGCTCGACCTCTGGCGGCGCGAAGACCATCGAAACGCGTTCAAGTGGGTTGTGCTGGATGTATCCGGCGCACACGGCCAAATTCATGATTTCGCGCATACGCATGAGGATGCGCTTCAGAGTGGCTTGGTTCCCGGCTCTTTCGATTGGAAGGACGTGACTGATGATGAGAGGGGCGGTGATCTCGTCGATCTGCTTGCGGCCGAGTGCCCGGATGACGTGATTTTCGAGTCGCCTGCGTTCTTCTCGATAGGACACTATGCGACCCTTTTTAAGATTGCACCACAACCTAAAGGCGTCATTGAGTACGTATCCGGATGGAGGCTTGAGCCCTACTTCTTTGCGTCGGCGTCTGACAATCATGCGAGCCTGTTTCAAGCTCATTTCTGGCCAATGGCCGATGGTCTCGTCGGTGATTCTGCCGGAGTGGTGCGATCGAAAGACCCACGATTTTGAACCGGATGGCTGAACTCTTAAGGTCAAGCCGTTGCCGTCGGCGATGGAGTACCGGCTCTCTTTTGGCTTTAGGTTTGCGATGGTTTTTGTAGTCAAAGACATGTCTTTCTCCTTTAGCGAAACAGACATGTCCTTTTTAAGGAGCGGCTGTGAATTTATCGAACGTGCTTCATGCCGGGTTGGCCTTGCTGATGCAGGCAATCGTAGCGGGTGCCGCCATTGGATTGGGTGTGGAAGCTGTATCTGCTGCAGCGATGGGAGCCTTCCTAGGTATCGGTTTTTACTGGGGCCGTGAGGTTGCCCAGTCTGAACGAAAGCTCGGAACACCTCCCTGGTGGAGCGGCCTCGACATTCGCAAGTGGAGCCAAGATGCCATTCTCGATTTGGTGTGCCCGCTTGTCGTGTGCTCTGCGGCGGTTGCTTTGGTTTGGGTGGCAGCATGATCTCCGAAGCTCAGGTCAAGGCTAAGCTCAAAGAACTGCTTGACTACTCGCAGGCTCAGAATGCAGGGTTTGCTGTTGACTATGCCGCGTTGATGGCTCCACTCGAGGCCGCAGTATCTACATACTTTTCGACACACAACGCCGATATGCCGCAAGCTCTGAAAGACTGTGTCTTTTACGTCTTTTGCGACATGTTCCGACGCGGGTTTGAGCGCGAGCACAAGTTTGGCCGACCGTATCCGACAAATTTCCCTGAAACGTATTCCGACATCCGGAAGTGCTTCTACACCTTCCCGATCATGAACGTGACGCCGCAGGCGTTCTATGCGGCATGGGTTATCGGCGTTCCGGAAGATCCGGAAGGTGGCGGAGACGGTGGCACAACACCGCAGCCGAAGCCTATTTCCAATCCGTACATCGATTCCGAACTGGCGGGATTGGCTACGGCGCCCCAGGACGATCTTGATGCTGTGAACGCGCTGTCGAGTTGGTGCCAGGACGCGGCCGCTGATTCGGACTTGGTGTCGTTGCTGGAAGATGAGGGAAAAATTCTGAAAAGCCCTGACCGTCAGCAAATTGCCACGGATATTTATGAGTCAAAAGGAATGAAAGACATCATCCAGACACGAGGCTTCGACGTTTATATTCCTTCCTACGTCTAA